TTCGCTGCTGCCGACAGCGTTTGCGGGTATTTTTCCTGACGTAATGGCATCATCTTTAACACCATCCGTCCCAATTTGTGTTAATGCCATTATCCGGCTACCTCCTGTAATATAACATTTGATGAAAGATGAGCATCTTGAACACGATTTAGTCTAGTATGAGCTCGGTTTATGTATATAATTCCATCTGCTGTTTGACTATGTGTAAATCTAAAAGAATAAGTTGTTGAACTTGTTGTAGAAATACCTGTATCTAAAAAGCTAAACACTATATCTTCTACTACATCATCATAACGTATATCAACAGAAGAACTGGCACGTGTTATAGAACTATTACCAGTATCTTCACTTCCTTGTGCTATTTGCGTACTATCTCTAAATACTTTCATAAATACTCTTCTAGTATTCACATTAAAACCAATAGCAACTTTGGCTGTTATAAGAACATTACTGCTTGTAGCAGAAGGTGTGATACTACAGTTAAGTTGTGAAGGAGCCCATTCAGCACCGGACGCAGTTGTATTTGAATGTCTGGTACTTAAATGTGTTTGCTGAACTTGAAGAATTTTACCTTTATCACTTGCCCAACTAAGAACACCTGATCCGTTTGTGGTAAGTACCTGTCCAGCACTACCATCTGTTTGTGGTAGCGTATATGTAGCTGCACCGTTTGCTGTGTGTGCAAGCTGGTTTGTTTTTAATGTACTCATCGCTTCATTCCATAAAGTGTATAAGTGTGAGCAGCTATTGTACCAGTGTTCATATAAAACATAAAACCAGTTGGATATGTTGAACCTCCGTGAAATGCACCTCTTCCAGATCCTTGATTAATATTATTGTCTTGATCTCTTCCAGCATATTGGTAAGTTATAAAGTTTTGTAAATTAGCTGCGTGGGATTCACTTGATGCGGCAAAGTTGATTCTCATATTAAATGACATACCTTCACCGTCATCACTGACATTTCCAACGTTGTCAGTAAGCGATATAGTATTTTGACTTGTTTTTGCTATTTCACCAAAGTTATTTGTACCCCAATGCTGTGTCCATGAATAACCATAATTAGCAGCATCAATTACATCTGACCCAGAGGTTGCACTTCCTGTACCTGTTCTAAATCTAAATCGTGCATATGAGTTATCTGATGCAGGCACATAAGAAATATTAAAATCAAAATATTTATAAGTAGCAACATCAAGATTATTAAAAACTAAATATTGACCGGCACTTGCAGCTGATGCACTTTGTAATTTTACATAATCAGGAGCAGGGTTATCAACCCAACTTAGATTACCAGAACCATCTGTCGTTAGGACTTGCCCAGCACTACCATCAGCTACAGGTAACTTATATACATTGTCTGCACTACTTGTTGTTTGAGTTGGAGCGTCGAGTGCAACTGACCCTCCAGACGCTGCGTTTAATTTTATACTCATGATACGTCAACCTCCATTAAGGTTATAGTATGAGCGTTTGCACCTTCATTAAACAAGTAGAATGTATCTGAACCTGACTCTTTTTTTATAGCTACTTTATAGGTATGAGCGTTTGTATCAGCAGGGTTATCCAAATATATATGAGAACTTCTAAATGCTTTAGGAGCATTTTCACGATAAGCTACATATGTTTCTTCAAAAACCATAGTTGAATCTCTAAAAAGTTTTAAAGCATATCTTGAAGTGCTTGTACCGCCTAAATATGGGTTAAGACTAAGCATAACTAAAACTTTATTTGAGCTTGATGTTAACGTAATGCTAGCACTCATACCTCCTACATCTTGTCCATTACCACTAGCACTTGCTGTAGAGAAATCTCCACTATTAGCCGATGCTTGTTTAAATTGTAAAATTTTACCACCTTGAATTGTAGATTTAGCTGGTGTAACTGCATTTGTAGCTATCATATCGGTATCTACTATACCGTCTGGTAAACCACCAACAGAAATACCTGTGATAGTACCATTACCATTTATTGTTACTGACATTAAACTATTGTCCATGTTCTACCGGACGCAACTGTTACAGTTACTCCGCTGTTTATTGTTATTGGTCCAAATGAACCAGCATTTTTACCACTGGAAATAGCATAATCATGGGTAACAATTTGTTCATTTTCCCAGAATACTGCGTTACCTCCAGAGTTACCTCCAGTAGCACCAGCTTGTAAACCTGTTAGATTCGACCCATCTATAGCAGGGAGTGTACCAGTTATATTTGCAGCTGGTATACTTGTTAAATTAGCTGCACTAGCTGCTGGTAGTGTTGCAGGAAATCTTGCATCAGGTACTGTTCCAGATGTTAAATTACTTGCACTTAAAGCTGTTAAGTCTACCTGTGCCCAAGTTAAGCCACCTGTATTACCAGACTGAGCTGATAAGAAGTATCCATTAACTGGACTATTACTTACTTTTAATTTAGCTTCACTTACAGCATCAGATGTTAATTTAGCTTCTGTTACTGTGTTATCACTAGGTGTACCTATAGATGTAGCTGCACCAATTAGTGTTACAAATAAACTAGATCCACTAGCTGGAGCTGTACAGAATTTGATTCCGTTAGCACCTTCTAGGTAAAATCCTTCGTTACTTGCATTGTATGATCCACTGTTTGGTTTCTGTATTACACCATTAAGACTAACTATAAGTTGACCAACGCTTGTTACGTTAGCAGCTACAGTGTCATCTCTTAAATCGTATGATACAATACTACCATTAAATGTAGGGCTACCAGATGTAGCTCCGTCAGGTACAACTGTTAATAATTTAAAGTCTCCAACAGAGGTTACAGCATCATACTGTGTGTTGCCTAAGTCATACACCTTCATTATATTTGTAGATGTATCAAACCATAGGTCTCCGTCTCCTAGGGCTGAACCATCAGGATGTGTACTAGGTGCACTAGCACTGATCTGATATCTGTCGTTAAAGTCATTAACAAGTGTTTGTGCATTACTTACACCTGTAGAGTCCACAACAACTCTGTGAAACACGTAAGTGTGTAGTGTAGATGTTGTCTCTACTAATACACCTAATCCAGCATTTAGTGTAGAACTAGCTGTTAGACCGTTAATAGTAATTGTAGCATTGCTGCTAACATTACCATTTGCTATTGTAGCTACACCACTGCCATTAGCAGTAAGGTTAGCTGCCAAAGCTTTGATACTAACAATAGTACCAGCTCCATCATTGATGTCAGGGTTGGCGTCTGGGAAGTTGTTTTCGTTAGGTATGGGTACGAAACCACCTACCTCTGTTACGACTTCTACAATACGCTCATTGACAGCTTGAGCTGATGGTATCTGTACATCAGTTGCACTACCACCAATCGTTGTAACTATGCTCTTACCATCTAGTAAGTTAAGTTCTGTTGTAGATGCAGTTAAACCATCTAATGTTTCTACTTCAGCTTGTGTTAAGTCAGCTAAGGCACTAGCAGTACCACTACCCATTGTACCAAGCTCTGTAAGCTCAGAGTCTAGTGGTTGCTTACCGTCTAGCTGTGGTTGTATAGAGCTACTTACTCCATCAACAAAATTGATTTCTGCTGTAGATGCTGTCACACCGTCTAGCAGATTTAATTCTGTAGTGTCAGCTGTGACACCATCTAGTTTATTTATTTCAGCAGTAGTAGCAGTTACGCCATCGAGTATGTTTAACTCAGTTGTATCTGCTGTGACTCCATCAAGTTTGTTGATTTCGCCTGTTGTAGCTGTCACACCATCTAGTATGTTTATTTCTGCTGTTGTAGCAGTTACACCGTCAAGTATGTTTAGCTCTGATGTAGTTACAGTAGCATCATCTAAGATTGCTAATTCAGTTGTAGTTACGTTATTAATAGTACCTGTAGTCTGTATATTTTGACTACCAAAGTTAGGACTAATCTTTGTACCATCTATAGCTGCTGACGCATTGATGTCAGCATTAACTATAGTTCCGTCTGCAATATCTGTAGAGGTAACTGTTCCGTCAGCTATCATAGTTGATGTGACGGTTCCAGTATCCCCAGTCGTTACTACTGTACCAGTTGTATCAGGAAACGTAATTGTTCGATCTGCGGTAGGATCAGCTACTGTAATTGTTGTTTCATTAGCATCGTCAGTAGCTCCTTCAAATACTATGTCAACATCTTCACCGAAGTTAAGATTACCGGTCATAGTACCGCCGAGAGCACTGATATAACGACCATTAACTTCCTGTGTAACGTATAAGTTCTGTGTAAAGTTGTCGTTAAGATCTTCTGATTTTATAGCTGAACCAGCATAGAATGTAGCTGATAGGCTGTCAATACCTGTCTCTCTGAATATTTTGATTTTGGCTCCGTTAGCTGGAGCAGTATTAAATTGTAAGGTTGTCGCATTGGTTAAGGTAAAAGCCGTTGTGTCAACCGCATCTATAGACGCCTTAACGTCTGATGCCTTAAGATATGGAAATGTGAAAGGGTAAGAGGTTCTTGACCCATTACCCGTATAAGAGTCTTGTGTAACAGCCATGTGCTTTAGTTACCGTGTTCTATAAGTTTTTTAATTTTTAGATCTCTTTCTTGTATTTCAGCCGCACCTGTAACATCACCATCTTCCAAGCGTTGTTTAGCTTGTTGTGCATTAAAGATAGATTGTTCAACATGTGGATGTTCACGTAAGTATTTCGCTTCAGCTTGTTTTAAAGCGTTACGAAGCACTAAGTTTAGATCTTGATGTATAGGCAGAAGAGTGGTTTTTAATTCTATTTTATCTTTATTTAATTGATTATTATTATTTCTAAGAATCTTTAGTTGTTTAATCTGTTCTTTATAATCTTTACGATTCATGATACGTACAACTTCTTTCCAGATTTCTTGTTCACCAATATATTTATTTATTATTTCTCTGTCTTCTGGTTTCCATTCGTACGAACCAGTACTATCCATTTTAAGTATACCTAAACCTTTATACTCTATGTCCTTTAAGAACTGTCTCCAAGGCTCATTAGACCCACTGATTTGTATAGGGCTAATAGCATTAAGTGCACGTAAGAAAGGATTATCTATATCGTTAATAGGTTGTCCTGTCCATATATCTATCTGATTAGGTAAACTACTCTTAAGACCGGGTAACCTGTTTTTAACAAATGAAATAATCTCACCATTAATATCTTTCTGTGCAGCGTCTGTTGCGTTAGCTATAACACCAAGACCTCCACTGGCTGGAATCCATGATGATACACTTTGTGATACAAGTCTGTTAAATGCACGTACGTTACCGTTCATAGCATCAAATAAAGGTTCTACACCAGCTAAAGGTGTTTCGTTTAAGAATGTAGCACCGATAGTCCAAGCTAACTTAGACTCCCAGTTTTCTAACATATGCTCATCAATGTCTCCAGCATAATATGCTAGATCTCCCATAATAGCTAAGATGTGTTCAATACCTATGATGCCTTTATAACTAACCCACTTATTACCTATGCGTATAGTTTTAGGCTCGTAGCCCATCTGGTCTCTTTGCTTATTACGTTCACTTGCATTGTAGTGACCATTACCACGGATATTACCACCCATAGCATAACCAAATAATGTAGATACAAGTAAACTACTAAAAGCTAATCTACCTATATATTCTGCTTTTAAGTTTTCAAAGATAACCTGTGCATGAGGTTCTTTCGCATAAACAATACCATGCTCTAATAAAGCTTCAGCTATGTCATCAGATGTTTTAGCATATATAGTTTTGCTATACTTACTAATACCGGGTATTAATGTAATAGGTGTCCATGATGCAGCAGCTCTCATATAGTTAGAAGCTGTACGTGGAAACGCCATAACTTCTTTAAGTATAGGATATGCTGTTGTAGCATCTGTAAGATAGCTAGCTAATCCATCATCTAAGTTTAGCTGTATCTCACCAGCCATAGCTTTCAATGTCTTATCCTTAACAAGTCCATCTTGATCGAAAAACTCATTATAGTATTTTACTTCTGCTTCTTTTAATAGATCTGCTTTACCATATATACCACCAAATTCATAGAATACATCATCATAAGCTTTAGCTCTAGCTAAATAGTGTGCTAGGTGAGTAGTTGTAAATACGTCAGGAAATACCATAGCAGTCATACCATAACGTAATCCACGCATGCCAGCTATTTGCTTAAGTCTAACTGCGGTTTTTAACTGATAAGCTCTACCCCAGTTACCATCAATCTCATATAATTTAGCCATGTCTTCCATGATGTCCCAAGCTTTGTCAGTCTTAAATACAAAGTCCTTACGAAACTGTGCCATCATAGCAGTAGGATCTTTATGCGTCCTTTTCATCATTTGGAACGCATCAGTTAGTGCACGTCTGTTTGTTTCCCAGACAGCACCATTGTAATATATGGTACGTCGTAAACCATCAAAGTTACCAGTTACAGCATGTCCTAATACAGCTGTCATAGGTCTAAGTATAAGTTGTACACCATTACCTAGTCCAGCTCTAAATGCAGATATACCAGACAACATATTGTTATATCGTACACCCCATGCAGCCTTGGCAAACAAGTTCATGTTTTTAGGATCAGGGCTTTTTAACATACCTACTGGTGTAATCTGGTCTGCTGCCCATTTGTATAGTTTAGCAAGACTATCTACATCACCATTAGTATGTGCATATGCGTCAATCAAAGGACGTAGTGCTTCTGGTTTGTTCTTACGTAGTTCCTTTAGGGCTTTAGTAAACTTCTTATTCTTAGCATGTATACTGGTTTCAGCAGTCTTAAACTCGTCTAACAATATTTGTATACCTTCGTCTGCATCACGTGGTGGTATCTGGTCAAACCAGTTCTTATTACGAAGTGACCAACCTGATAGGTATTTGTTAAGTGCATACTCATCCATCAAGAATTGTAGCTTATCAAGTACAACATCCATTGCTCTGTAGTCATCTACAAACGGAGCCATGTCTTGAATAGATGCTGCAATCGTAGCAGCTTCTCTACCAAGTGTGTCCATAACTCTAGCAGATGATTGAGTAATATCTCTACCTAAAAATCTGTCAACTAAATCACGCATAGCAAATGCTGCTGCTCTTGCCTGATCTTCGTTAATGACATCAATCTTAAATTTACCAAGCATTAAGTTCTTAACATCTCTGTTTTCTAAGAACAGTTTTCTTACGTCATCAACAGAGGACATAGGATCTATGATATCCATATAAATACCCCATGCTGCTGCGTTCATTTCTTTTGAGCTAAATCTAACACCATCTACAATAGCATCAAATCTACCTGTCATTCTTGCAGCTTCTCCTACACCCATCACAGCATCACGACTTGTTGAACCTACCATAAGACCTTTACGTCTCATAGCATCTGTGATTATAGGTGCTGGATCTCCAGATGATGAACCAGTTTTAATAGCTGTAGTATCTGCCATGTTACGTGCTACGTTACCGGGAGGTACTTGCTGTTTAGCTTTAGCTGCACTATCTAATATATCAGCGTTTAAGTCAGGATCTAAGCCTACAATATTCAGTTCTAGTTGTTCAAAATTGTTAGCTATCTTTCTATCTATAGCTGCTTCAGTTTCAAAATCATTAATACTAGATTGACGATTCATAGCTGTATCAATATTAGTATCAGCTAGTCTTGCTTCTAACTCTAACTTTTCATTAATAAGTAAGTTTTCATTTTGCCTACTTAGGTTTTTACGACCTAGTGATAACAGTTCATCAATTTCTTGTATACGTATAAGTATATCAGGATCACCACCAAACTTAAGTACACCTTGTTTATACTGTTGAGATACTGTATCTTTAGGGTCAAACCAGTCCAACGTTTTCTTACCATTCTTAGCGTCTAAGAAAGCTCCAATAACACTACCAAATACAGCAAAAGGTGCTGACTCTAGCATGTTCTTTACTTTTCTTACACCGGGGCTATCGCTGTCCGCAGTCCTAAAAAGGTCAGGTAAAGGCACTCTACCTTTTGGTCCGAATGTCTCAGGAAACATATTACTAAGTTCTGTAGTAATAGTGTCGTCTTCTCCTATATCACTCAATGCTAGTACTGTAGCATCTACACCAACCTGTGCAAATAAATCAGCAGCTAGTTTTGTAAACCAAGGTTTGGTAAACAGTTGTCCGCCTGCAAGTTTAGAATTAACTAGACCTGATGCATAACCACCACCTAAAATAGTTGGTAATACAATAGACGATACACGTCTTATCATTTGATGAGTAGGATTGTCAAGCATAGTAGCTTTATCATACTTCTCATCTACCTTATCAAAGCCGGGTATTAATGTACCAGCAGCATCAAAACCAAAGTCTATAAGACCTAGACCGGGTGCAGATAAACCTTGAAAGTTATTCTCTAAACGCTTTCCTATAATTTTTAATGCGTTAGTACCACCAGTTATTTCATCTGTTTTCTTCTTATAGTCTTCGTAAGACATGCCATAATATTTTTGATACCATTCTTCTCTTTTTTTATTTCTTTCTGCTAGTAAGTTTTCATCATCTGTTTGAACATTGACTCCAAGTCCTAAAAACTCTTTTCTTTCTTGACCAAGGTCCCACCAACCATTATACTCTTTTAACATAGTATCATGGTTAGCTTCGACATTTAAGTCTACTGTACTGTTACCTACCTTGGAGTAAAATGGAGCGGGAAATACTGGTTCAGCATTTACACTATTTCGTTGAAATCTAAAATCTGATTTATAAATATTTTCGTTTATATCTTCCGCCATTAATTTCTCTCCTGTAGGAACTCATTAAGTTTTTCTTTCACCTTGGGATCGACCAAAGCTTCCCATGCTGGTATGTTAAAATCTTTTTCTATTTTTTCTACACACAGTGCTGTGGGTTTGTCTTTAGGGTTAAGACGAACAGAGCCGGGTCCTAAGTAGTAATTACACCACTCATCACCATCCATCATAACGTATTGGTTATAAACACTGCTGTCAAGTATCTGTCCTAAACTTCTTTTAAATTCACTAAGTGATACTGTATCTAAATGATTTTCAGCTAAGTGATTTAAAAGTTCGTTATCTGTTTTACCATTTACAATAAAATCATATAAGTCTTGATCTGATACTCCGTCTCCAGTTACGGCGTGGTTTCTGTAAGCATATTGAACAACTCTATTAAGTTTAACTACTCTAGAATCATTATCTTTTTCAGTGTCAGCATCAAATACAGTGTTAAACTTTTTGCTTAACATGTCGTCGATTTCCATCTGAGTAATACCTTCAAAACTTCTACCAGAATAAGGTGAGTTAGTAAATATTACTTTACCACCGACTACCTTATGTCTAAATTCACCCCAACCACGAACAGAATTGTTATCAACTTTACCCATCTGACCATCTTCATAACCAAGCATAGATTTGATAAGTTCAACAGTATTTTCATACTTTTCTTTTGGTGTGTCTCCCTCTGCTTTTATGTAAGTAGCTAAGAAAGTTGCTGTTATCTTTTCTTCTATATCAACTTGACTTACTGTTTTTAATTGACCTGTAACATCATGTTTTATAGCTTCATTTAGTAAAGCTTTAGATGCTTCACTAATTTTATCATCTACTTGAGTAATATCTACTTTTAAATGACTAGCTAAACCTTCTAAGTTTTCTGCAATAAATCTAAGATTCTGATCTTTTGCAGTACCTCCATCTTGATCCATTACTGCCCAAACTGCCATAATATCAGTTACACTACCACTTCTAAAAGCTTGTACAATAGCAGAATCATAATTTATGTTGTCACCAGCTAGACCAATATATCTAGACAAAAGTGAGTTAACATATTTATTACCTTTGTTAGATTCCCAGACTTTCCAGAACTCGCCATCCCAGCCCATTTCATTTGCAAATTTATTATTCTTAATATCAGCTTCTATTTGTGTAGAAACAGCTCTTAACTCGCTATCCTTAATCTGATTTGCAATGTCAAGTTTTTTTCTGTCTTCATTATACCAGTCTTCTTTTAACTGTTCTAAAAGAAATGGAAACTTACCAAGCAAGCGATCAGACTTCTTAGTAGACTTAGGATCTGCACCGGGTATTAGATAACCAAGAGGATTCTCTTTTGTAACACCTAGTATTTCTTCTGCAAATAATGTAAAACCAGAATCTCCATCTTCGTTACCTGTATGGTAGCGTGGATTCATTAAAGCATTACTAGCAAAAGCTACAATGCTATTACGCATATTAGGTGCTGGATTAAGAGAGTACAAACCATTATTACCTCTAAGTGGTAATTGGTTTTGGTTAGTTACAGCTTTAATCCATAATGCGTTTTTCTGCTCTTGATGTGATTTTAATGCAGCAAGATAGCCTTCTTCATTATCTATAAAATCATCAGGATTAGGTGGGTTTGCATCTAATGCTCCTATTTCACTAATTGTAGATTCTATAACAGCAGTATGTGTTTCATACTTGTGACCTAAAATTAATTGATTTTCAGCAACAGCTCCTTTATTTCTAAACAAGCGTTGTACTTTAAAACCAATCTCAGAATCAGGCTTGATACCATACTGTTCCAACCACTCTAAAGCACGATATTGATAATGACTTATTATATCATCTTTGTTATATAAATTATTAGCTTTAAGAAACGCATGAAAATGTGTCTCTAAACCATCAAAGTTTTTCTTTAAGTCTTCAAATAATAATGTCTTTAAATATGGGTTTCGTATTTTTTGTACTGTATTTATGTAGTCACCTACTTGGTCATCACCACGTGCATATGCTTGATATTGCTCGTTAGCGATACCCATAGTATCAGCATTACCTTTTACAGCTTCAAACATCTGAAAAGTTTTGTCGAGTGTACCATCCGCTTGCATGTCGTTAAACTTTTTGATAGCGTCAGTATGACCTAAATACTTTTCAGTTGACTCAAATAAATTCTGTGCCTTCTTGGCTAGGGTAGGGGACAAGCCAGCCCATACGCCAGATAGTTTGTCGTACTCTTCAGCTTGTCTCTGTAATGATTTAATTTTTGTTTCGTAGTTTTGCTTGATAGAGGTTTTACGCATTTCACGTGGTCTCTCTACTTCAAGCTTTTGCAGCTCTCTTCTGTTGTCTGCTTCTCTTTTTGCTTTCTTTTCTAGTCCAGAAGTAAACGCTTGAGATTGGATGCGGTTCTGTAATTCTTGTTCTTTTAGAGCATTTGTCATTCGAGTTGTTTGCTCTTGCATGGCTCGTAAGCCATCATCTAATCTCAAGTTTTTATTTCTACCACCAGATCCGTAGATCTTGTAGTCTCTACTTGCCATTATTAACCTTGGTTTGTTAGTGAAGGAGTTAATCCTGTTACAATTTGACTTGTCATGCCAGCTAAACTAGATATACTTGTACCCCATACTTGTGCCGCTGCCGCTGATGGAGAAATCATAGCTCCTCTAATTGGCTCAGGTCCAAAGTCGTAATCTTCGTATACCCGTGGGTACATAAAGGTTGCCTGTGGTGTAGGTAATGGTTGGATCGGCATAGGTAATACACCGGGATCTAACATTCTAGCTGCGTACGCATTTAAGTCAGACACAACACGTTCTCTGCCCAGTGCTCTCATTGTGCTTTGAGATTCTACAGTTGCATTATCTAATGACAAATCTAACATAGTCATTTTCTGTGCAGCTTGTAGTGCAGCTGTGGCTGTCAGCTTATCAGCAGTTCGACCAGTAACACCCCGTGCTCGGATTGTACCTTCTGCTTGTAAAGCTTCTAAATACGCATCGTTTTGTTCGTATAAAGATTTAGTTGTTATTTCTTTGAGCTGACGCTTTTCATTTAATTTAGCTTCACGCTCTTCGAGTGCGTTTATTCCGAGCTGATTAAAATATATATCTTCAGATTTGCGATACATTTTTTCATTTGTTTCTTGCTGCAAATTGCGTATCTGTAGATTATAATTATAAGACTCTGCTTGCTGTGCATCTTTGTATGCAGCTAACATGCCCTCTTGTCTAGCTCGTTCTTCTATCTCTCGTACAGCATATTCTCGATCAGCTATTGCTGCATCTTTTTGCATCTGCCATGCTTGTACGTCATATTGATATTGTTGATCTACCGCTTCGTTGCGATCAGATTGGGCTTGTTTAGCTGCATTAGCTGATTTATTAGCTCCGTACAGCCCAACAGCAGCTCCTATTATAGGTCCCCAAATTGCCATTATGTTCTCCTGTAAAATCTAGGTGAGTATATTCCTTCCCACATCATCGAGTTTAGAGAAACAGGAAACGGTGAGTCGTTAAATAATCGTAATGTAAAATTATCTGGTCTTTGATGTATCGGTAATGTAAATACAGTCTGATCTGACACAGCAATATCGTTAGCTAGATACTGGTCAGCATTGATAACTGGATTAAGACTATACCACTCATCCAGATATATAAGTATCTTAACACCATTAGCCGGTGCAGAGTCAAATGTAATCTTAGGTACAGTGCCACTTGTAGTATCTACAGTAAATGCAGTAGTCACCACGTTATCTAACTTGACTTTGATCTGGTCATCATCTACATAACTTAAATCATCATCTACCCAGTTATAAATTGTAGTAGATCCGTCGCCTACATATTCACGTTTACCTTGACGTACACCTTTAGACTTTAACTTAAAGCCCATAACTCCTGACAATCCTACAGCAAATCTCATACGAGCGATTGTAAGATTAGCAGTAAAGTCACTCTGCTTCATGTCATCATCTAATTTATAATATGTTTTAGGTAATGTAACGTCAAAGTCAAACTTATATCCTACTATAACATCACTAGCTACACTTGTCAAGTTTTTAAATGGTACTTTAAAATATGTGTTACCACTTTCTACTACACGCTCTGGAGATATAGTAAATCCAGATTCAATAAACTGACCTGTAGCTGTAGTACCTTTAATTATCAAAACAGGTGTCAGATTAGTAGCATCGTTATAAGGTATAAAACATTTACTAAACTCTCCAGCTGTGTCAAATGTAACAGAGCTAGCTGTAGCATATAGATCTATACATGGATTTAGTCTTTGACCATCATTGTTAACAATAATAGCATCTTCTGGACTTTGACTCAAGCTAGCTTTGCTAAGTGTAAACTGTCCGCCCTGTTTTGTTACAGCAAAAAATTCATCAGAATCTGCTGCTATAGTTTGTACATTACCGGGTGCTTCCCAGTTAAACCATGTACGTAGTTGAGCATCCTTACCTTCATTGTAAGATCTAAAGAAATAAATATATCGTGAACTCTGTCCAGATAGTGCAATAAATTGGTTCTGTGCACTTGCTATAAGTGTATCGACAGTAGCCGGAACCCACTCATTAACTACTCTACCAATATCAACTACTTGTGGGTTTTCATTTTCTCCACGTGTAACCATACCAAAGACTCTAGTGTAACTAGGTGTCTTACTGATAAAGTTAATTGTAGTACCAGTATCAACAGGGTCGATAACCGTATCCATTTCATAGTTAGCTATTGTACGTATAACTGTTTTTGTTGGTGTTAGTATACCGTCACCAGCTCCCATAAGAAACTGTTGGTTAGCACTAAATAATACTAGACCTTGAGTAGATGGTAATACACTATGAAGTGCAACCGGTTTAACTGTACTAGCACTGATATCAATAGGATCTGAGTCGGTAATAGTTTGTGCAGATGTATGATACAAGTTAAAAAACTTAGCTGACTGACTCATAGATACTGTGTCACCAGATAAGAATCCTAGTCTGTTGTTGTGAAAGAACGACTGAGTAATTTTCTGCCCTACAAATGATGGATGTGAGTTAGTTTCATCATCACCCACAGCTCTAGCATCATAAGTAATACGCTGAAATGTAAAGTTATTAACACTTGTATTTACTAACTCATGTGGCATGGTAGCATTATTAAGTCCTGTAGATGTATCAGGTGCAAGACCTTCTTCCCAGTAACCTTTACCAGATGTACCATTTTCTGCTACATATTTTAAGTAGTAAGTAGATGTTAACGCACCACTATTTATAATCTTAACAACATGATTATGTACTGACTCACTTGGTAACTCATCTAAGGTAGCTACCTGATCTTGAAAAACAGTTAGTTGTGTGCCATATGCTCCACCTGTTCCTGTCAATGTAAACGATGCATTACGTGTAAGGCGTAGATTATCTTTTAGTTTTGTTGTTGTTAATCCTGATATACTTAAATTATCAATAGCTGTCTTAATTTTAGTTAGTGCATCAGAGTAGGTGTCATCACTATCTGTTGTCACTGTCCAGTTAGAACCAGCTACGGACCCACTGTAAGTTGTGCTTGTAGATATACCACTTAATTTAATTGTACCTTGTCTATTGGCGTTAAATGTAGGGTCAGCATTTTTAGCTACTACTGTAGTTTTGTTTGTAATTATAGATTTATCTTGTATTGTCAGTATATCATAGTCTGTACGTACTCCTGTAAGGTATGCCTGTGCCCCTGTGCCATACGTAACAGTAGCTGCGGCAAAGGTTACAGCGTTCCATATTGCAATCGCTCCTGTAGAGCCTCCTGACGCTGGTGTGATACAACCTATATATTTTTCTGTATCGGTTCTAGATATAAAGAACCACTTAGAGTTGTCATATGTAGTGCCAGTACCTAGATTACCAATCCATTGAAACCCCGGTCTTTTTGTAAGACCGAAGGTTGGATCAGGATAGCCGTTGATACACTCCTCGACTTGACCGGGAAGTTTCTTATCATCAGATTGTCTAGATACTCCACCAAGATAACTGTCAATTCGTTGAGTTACTGCTGGCATTATCGTTGTAAAGCGTGAAATGGTTGATAGCTTTGATAGTAGTTCTGTGAATCTTGTGGGTGTCCAAACATAGTAAACTGACCTTGCTGTGTTTCGTACTCATTTGCTAAGACTCTAGATTCTAGTTCTTGTGCTTTAAGACGTTTGTACTGGTCATCGTCTCCTACTATTCTACCAGATACAAGGGTAGCTGCTCTGGCTGTTATATAATTTTGTATTGGTTCTGGTAAATCTATCCAGTCAAACTCCCATGTTATATCACATTCGAGTTCATCAACATCCCATGTATATGTATGGTTTTGTCTATCGTATAGTTTACCTGATCTTCTCACAGCACTAAATGTCATATTCTGTGAGTTTTCTGACAACTTAATTTGTATCATGTTATTAGGTATAACAATCTGTTTGTCAGTGTTAGTTGGCATTTTGTAATGATACTCTTTATTAAAAGTCCATCCTTCAGATTGTACCTCTCGGGACACCTGTAACAGTGTATCATAGGCAATCGCAACTTCCGGGTTGGTTTGGTCTAGTGTAGTTACAGGAGCCTGACCACATGATGTGAGTATCTGGTTTATAGCTGGTAGCTCTTGTGTAGCATTTGTGGTTGGAAAAGGCATAATAAAAAAGGGGAGCCGAAGCCCCCGTATAAAAATAAAAATTAAGCGTTAGCTGGGTATGTTGTACCGAATGCAGCATTACCTGTAGATCCGACAGCAGCACCAGCGATTAACTCAACGCAAGCAGCAGGGTTTAAGAAGT